CTTTGTGGTAAACTTGACATTGGCTACTCCTTAATCGTAATTAGCCTTTTGAGATGCTGGCAATGCTTCAAATGCGGCTCTAGCACCGTTAACACCTCCAGTGCCACCGTCGTTAAGATAGTCTTTTTTAAAGTTTTCAAATCTTGCATCATTCTGCTGTGCAGCGTTTGCTGCTCTTGCTCTAGAGAAGCCATCTGCAAAACCTTGTGCTAATGTAACACCAGCAGTAGCAATTAGTAAATCTTTTGCACCACCCGATCCTCCGCTTTTAGGAAAGAATGTTTGTGATACACCACTTACATCTATACCAGCAGCACTACCAATAGCACCTGTAAGAATACTGTATCCGCCTGCTTTTAAACTATCGGAATTTAAGTTTCTAACATTTCTAAATAAGTTTGCTGCTGCAATGCCTGCTTGTAATGGATTGCTAAAGTTTTTACCTTTAGTAATATAATCGTATAAATCAAGTCCTGCACCAAATATACCGTCAATGCCTAATACGCCACCACCTTCTAATGATATTGGACTAGGTGTAACATCATAATGATCTTGTGTGCCAAACCCTGCAGGATCACCATTTGAACCTGCTTCAACTTCTCCTCTATCATAGAACACAGTATCGTAGTTAACTGTAATACCGTTCATCATAGGAGAGCCGCCATCACTAGCATCAACTTGGTCGTGTTGCCAATCACTAATAATAGGGTTTACTAATGTATACTTTGTAAATGATTTTTTAGATAATTGTGCAATTTCAATTCTATCAAAAAACGGTACACTTGGTATATTGTTATCCATACCAAATTTAAATGAATTGGAACCCGAACCGTCGTATGTAGTATCACCTGTTAAACGATTACCATATGAACCGTCATTAAGGCTATGGTTGCCGTCTGCAAAATAGTACTTAAAATAAGCTTCTAAGAACGCCGTAGTAGCGCCAAAGTTATCGTCAAAGAAGTCTATATTAATTGGTTTATATTCTATACCTGTTTGTACATTTTTCTTTCGATTGTATTTGTTCTTAGTTTCAACTCTTGCTGTAAACCCCGGTAGTGATGCACTTCTTACTAACATACCAATTTCTGGTATGTATTGTGCTACTTCGGGTATAACACTTTTTGCTTCTTCTGTGAGATAAAAAGTTACATGATATAGAAACTTAACTTTAGGTGCGTGTTTTTGATTGTCAGTAACAAACAAACGACTAGCATGTTGCCAGTCGGCCATATTACCTTTTGGTCCTAAAACACCATTTGCGAGATTATCAAAAAAACCTGTAAACTTTGCCATACTAATATTTATCCTATAGAATAATGTGCGTATATAATAAAAAAGGGAACCCTAAGGCTCCCTTTAATAAAGAATGGCTTCTAAGTAGTATTAAACGCCGCCGCCAGTTACTAGAGTGTTAACTGTACGTCCGATCGCTGTACCAATACCAGTACCTTGTGGTGACTGAATTGCGTTATCAAAGCGTATAGATAATCCAATAGTTACAGGCTCGTTTGCGCTGTATGCTAATGTCTGGTAGTTTGCATTTTGTACAAAACAACCATAGAGCTCAAATGTTTCTAGTACGTTTGGTGTGTTAGCACCGTTGCCGCCGTCTAAGATTTCAATACGTGTTGTGAACTTGTAATCTTGTCCAGATGCTGCACTTGACTGCTCATAGAAGTCGAACTGTTTCTGTAGTTGCTCGCCAACTAATTTTTGTACGTTGTTGTTTACATCCTCACGCAAGTTAAGTGTGATTGGATCCCACGCATGTTTACCTGCTAGGTAAGCACGTGAGTTGTAAACTGGGATTTCAATTTCTTCAAAATTAACTGTAGGACGAGTTACATCAACAACCTGTTTAGTCAATTCTGTAGTTGGTGTTGTTACACCAAAGTTCTCTAAAGTAACACGGAAACGGTATTGTAGTTTAGGCATTAATAAGCCTTGGTTACTAGCACTGTCTCCTGTTGCTAAAGGAACTGTAATTTTTGATAGTGTTGAAATTGCCATTCTATTTTCTCCTGTTGCAAGTATTTAGCAAAATTTGGCCCCATATTTCAGGGGCCTATTTTTGAAGCCTTATAAGCCTGCAATCTCTCCTGTATTTTTAAGTCTTAGTGGAATGTAAATGAATTCAACTGCTTTAACAGGTTCAATAGCAATGTCTAAGTAAAGTTCATTTCTATCAATTCTGCTTGGAGTGTTGTTAGACTCATCACAAACAACTAGGAAGTCATACAATGCTCTTTGACCTACAAGCTCAAGCATTAAGCTCTCTGCTGCTTGTTTGATCTCATCACGTGTGATCTTATCGTTAGGTTCAAAGATGTATGGCTTAGCCAATTGGTTCAATTGCGAACGTAAGTAAATTACTAAACGTGCTACGTTGATTCTGTCTAATGCACTTGATCCTCTTGCACGAGTCTTCTGACCAAAGTTAACAAGACCTGCACCTGTAATGAATGTAATTGGGTTAACATTCTGTGCATATAGTGTATCTCTTTGTCCTTCGTTTAGTGCAATTGAAACAAATTCACCTTCGCTGTTAATATAACCAACACTTGAAGCGTTAGTAATACCACCACGTCTAGTACCTGCTGGAGCAAACCATGGGTAAGAAACTTGGTCACTTAATGCAATAGTACGCATCATCATGTGGCTTGGTGGAACAACTACATTGTTACCAAAGTTGTCGCTTGTAAAGCCCCATGGATAAAACATACCAAAGTATTCGTCTCTGCTTACTAATCCGTCATCGTTATCTTCTACTGCTAGGTTAACGTTAGTTGCCCAATCGTTAAGTGAAGTAGCAGTTGGGTTTAGTCTTGCTGGTGAATCACCAATAACAAATGCTGTTAAGCCTCTGTCGTAGTTTAGTGAAATCATTTCGCCAATTAGTTCTGAGTAACCTGGGCAAGACATTAAGTTAAAGATACGTGATTCGTCATCTCTAATTTCTTCGTTGCTGTTAACCATTGCTTGTAGTGCTTGTACAACAACTTTACGTTGAGCAATACGACCAAATGATCCGCTACCGTCTTCTTGGTTACCTGACTCAGTAACCCAACGATGTGGATAGTAAGTGTCCATTGCAACTCCGCCAAGTCTGTCGTTGTCTGCATTTACATCAATGTAGTTGCGTACAAATTTCTTAACGTTAAAGCCAGAACGTCTTAGGTTCCATAGCAACATACCTTTTGGATATAGTGCTGGATCTGGAGCATCTGGATCTAAGAAGTCGCTTTGTAGCAAGTCTGCAATATCACCTGCTGAATCACTGTTTGATCCTGCTGTGTTGTAACGTGCATCTGCAAACAAAATGCCTTCTTCTGAACTTTGATCGCCTTTGTCGACTAAGTTCCATTTCTTAGTTAAGTTATTGTACTTGTAAATTGTTGGATAATTTTCAATGTCTGAAGTATCAATCCAAAGATCGCCTGTTACTAGTGCATTACCACCACTTTGTAGTGTTGGTTCTGTAGCACTTACAATTGGACCGTTTTCATCAGTACCTGCTACACCGTTAGCATAACCAACCCATGTAGTACCATCGTGGATCATAATGTCTACTTCGTCTACAATTGAGTTATACCATAGTGCGCCGTCATCTGTTAGTGCAGTAACTTCATCTTCTGATGCAGTGTAGAATGCAACCTCTGAGCCATTGTTGTCTTTTGTTGCTCTCCATAAACTTGCTTGAAGTACTAGTGGACTTGTTGATCCATCTGTACCTGGAGCATAGTACATGTTAACTACACCTGAAGTAGAGCTTACATATGCACTAAATCCAATCTTAGCAAGAATTGCACCATCAGTGTCAACACCTGCAACAGAGTCTGTAATTTCAACTTCACCGCCTGCGGTATGTTTAATTACAATTCTATTTGTAGTTGTAACTTCTGCAACAACATTTGGAATACCAGCACTTGTAATTGCTTCTGCAACTGTGTCAGCATCTGCTGTTGTACCATCTAATTCAAAATCAACTTGATAAGAACCACCTAATGCAGAACTTCCTGCTGTTGTAGCATTAATGCTTAAACTGTAAGTCTTAGCAGCAGTGTTTACACGAGTTGGATCAGCTACTACAATAGCACCTGTTGCTACTGTTGGAGCAGCACCATTACGTTTGAATAATTTAAATGTTGCTAATGGATCTGCATCGCCTGCAACATTAGACTGAATGTAAATGTCTGAAACTGCAAGGTTTGCGCCACCGCCTGTACGATCTAATTCGTATAGTGCTTCTTGGTTAGATGCATAAATTGGAGCATCTACTGAATCCCATAATTGAGTAGCATCGTTCCAAGCCTTCATTCTCCAACGTGCGCCGTTGCCTGGCTCAGTTGTTTTAATCCAAATAGAACCTGTTGGACGAGGACTTGCATCTGATGTTTTAAACTCAGGAACTTGTGTGTGCTTGTTAATGTGTAGTTTTGGAGCAAAGTATGTTCCGCTATCTAAACCTAACTCAGTTAGTAGAGTTGAATCGCCTGAAATAGCAACGTTTGTGCCAGTTGAGTAAATTTCCATTCTACCGTCTACTGCTGCTGCTGTTACGCCTGCAATAGAAAGACCGTTAACAGTAGCAACTGCTGCAACTAAATCGTCACCGCTTGTAATTGTTACTGTAGTAGAGTTAATTTGAATAGCTGCACTTGCTTGTGAGAAACTAGTAACTGCTGTACCACTTCTTGTTACTGGCCAGCTTGCAGTCCATGGCTCACTGCCAACTAGTACCCAAACACCTGAACTATTTCTAAAGAACATTCTAGCAACTGTGCTACCAAACACAACAGCATAATCGCCGTTTGCGCCAATTGTTCCTTTTGGTTTTAATCCGTCTGTACCGTTTACACCTAGTGTACCACTCTCCATCTGTGATGAATCAGTAATTACAAGTGGTGTTTTATTAGTAAATGTTTGGCCATTTGTTGTAGTAACCGCATTTCCATTCCATTCAAAAATGCCAAACTTTGAAATTTGTGTGTCTAACCAATAAGTACCATCTGCTGGTGTTGCTGCTGGTGCATCTGCACTTGGTTCTAATGCAGCAAGATCTAAGTCTGCTCTTACAACCCATGCTCTGTTAGAAACACCTAAGTATGAATATGCAGCGTGTAAGCCGTACTCGTTAAGTTCTCCACCGTGAATTGGATTGTTGTTATTATCTGTGTAAAACAGTGGATCGCCGAAAGTATCAGCAAGATCACGCTGTGATGTTAGCAAGTATGGTTTACCTGCGTTTGCTTTTAATGTACCTTGTGCGGTACCTGTACCTGATGCGTTTGCTTTGTTCTCTGCCGATGCTACAAAGATCATCGGTGTAGTACCTGGTTCAGCAGGTGTGTAGAACGATTCGTCAATAACGCTAACCTGTACGCCTGGTGATGTTAATGCCATGTTAATTCTCCTGTATGCGGTTATAGTATTTCTACGTTACTACTATTTAGCAGGCAAACCATAAAATGGCCGTATAAACCACCTAAAAAAGGGACCAAAAAGGTGAGCTAAATACAATATGAGACCTTTATGCCAATGCGGACAAAGACCTGCTGCTATTAATTACAAAAAAGGAAATAGAACTTACTATCGTAAGCTCTGTGAAACCTGTTTGCGTAATGGACTAGGTCACGGAGTACCTAAATGGAAGCAAGCAGGGTATAAAAAGTTAGACACTTGTGAGAAGTGTAACTATACATCGAAACACGCTGAACAATTTAATGTATTTCACATTGATGGAAATTTAGAGAATTGTCGTCCTAGTAACTTAAAAACAATTTGTGCTAACTGTCAGCGAATTCTTCAAAAGGACGGGGTGCGCTGGAAACAAGGTGACCTAGTCCCCGATTTCTAAAAATAGTACGAACTAATACATCTACGTTTCTTTCTAATCTTTTTAAATCGCCATTATTATCAATAGTGTAATCACACATCCATTGTTCAATGCTCATTGAGCTAGGATCTTCCTTAGGCAAATGATCTGTACGATCTACCCAAATAGCATAGTCAAAGATTTCTTCGTTTTGCATGGCAAAGAATTCACGTTTATTACGCAGTCCACAGTATATTTGATTTTG